TAAGGTTAATGCTGTGATAGTTGAACCACCATCATTACCTTTAATAAGAAAATCGCCATCATTAATAGGTGTTGTAAGTATTGCATTATCAGAATTTTCTGAAAAGTTAATGTATGACGTGCCATTATCTCTTAAAGCTATAAAACCATTATTTGCACTGTCTAATAAAATATTGCCTGTAACATCAAGTAAGAAAAAACCTGAAGATGTTACTGTTAAATTAGTACCATCTCCTGTAATTGTTTCACCTGCATCACCAAACTCAATTGATTTATTAGCACCTAAAATAATTTTGTCATTAAATGTAGCTGCACCTGCTGCACTCATATCAAGAGTTAATGCTGTAACTAAAGAACCACCACTATCAAGGCCTTCTAAAACTAAATCTTTACCACTTTGTAATGCTTTAAGTTTAAAATCATTAGCACCAGATTTAAGAACTTGACCTATAAGTGTGCCATCATCTCTAAAATATATGTTTGCACCATTTCCAGCATCTAATATTATTTGATTTGTACTATCTATTACGGTATTGTGAGAACTGGCTATTGTTAAACTAGTACCATCACCTGATATAGTTTCACCTGAGTCTCCGAACTCTATAACTTTGTTAGCACCTAAAATAACTTTATCATTGAATGTAGCAGCACCTGCCTCTGACATATCAAGTTTAAATGCATTGATTGAAACTCCGCCATCATTACCATGCACTTCAAAATCACCGTCTGATATAGATGATTTTAATTCTAGATTTTGGCCACTTCTTAATATGTGAGCATAAGTGGTTCCATCATGCATTAAATGAATTCTACCAATATCACCAGAATCTAAATTAATTTGACCAGCAACATCTATTGTAGCATCATTACTTGAAACGATTGTTAAGTCTGTTCCATCACCCGATATGGTCTCTCCTGCATCACCAAACTCAATTACTTTGTTAGCACCTAAAATAACTTTGTTATTAAATGTAGCTGCACCTGCTTCACTCATGTCAAGAGTTAATGCTGTAATTACTGAACCACCGTCATTACCTTTAAATACAATGTCTTTATCTTGTATTTCAGATTTAATATCTAAATCTGAAGAATTATTTTTAACATGACCAAACTTAGTTCCGTCATCTTTAAATTCTATTACACCACTATCAGCATCAAGTGAAATATTTGAAGCAGCATCTATTGTTAAACTACCACTAGATAAATCAATCTCTGTACCATCAATTGTTATCTGGTCTGCTTTTAGTCCAGCGTTAGCAGTTACAACTCCACTAAAAGTAGCGGCACCTGCCTCTGACATATCTAAAACTAAAGCATTAAAAATACTTCCACCATCATTACCTCTAAAATGAATATCCTTGTCTTGTGTTTCAACTTGAATAAACATATTAGATGAAGATTGTTTTATATGACCAAATTTTGTACCATCATCTTTAAAATTAATATCAGTACCACCAGCATCTAGATTAATATCTCCACTTGAGACAATATTTAAATCTGTTCCATCACCCGATATAGTTTCACCCGCATTTCCAAACTCAATTGATTTATTAGCACCTAAAATAACTTTATCATTGAATGTAGCAGCACCTGCCTCTGACATGTCTAGAGTTAATGCTGTAATAAATGAACCACCATCATTACCTCTAAATAAAATATCATTATCTGATATTTGAGAAGTAAATCTAACACCTGAACTACTAGATATTGAAGCATATTGTGATCCACCGTCACGGAATTTTATTGATTGATCACCATCAAGTATTATATCTCTAGCAGAGTCAATAGTAACATCATTAGAAGTTGAAATTGTTAAATCCGTGCCATCACCTGATATGGTTTCTCCTGAATCTCCGAACTCTATTGTTTTGTTTGCATCTATAGGAATATTACCACTTGCATTTTTAATAACTGCTTTTGAAGCAGGTAAAGTACAGAATACAATTTTAGTTCCTGCAGAAAAATCTACAGCGCTATCGCTATTGGATGATGAGATAATTTCTGTTCTAGCTAATTGACCTGCAGAAACAGTTCCACGACCTACTTCAAACTCAGTAGTTCCAGGTAATTCTATTGCATAGTAAGTTGTATTACTATTACCAATAGCTGATGAAAATGTTTCAAAACCTTGAACTGCACCATCTAAAGTAAGAGTGCCTGTTCCAGTCGTAACAGAAGTTTCTTTAACTCTATCGTTAAATACAAGTGCCATTTATTTAATCCTTAAAATTATGCGTCGCCAACTCTAATGATAGCTGCAGAATTAGATGCGGCTGGGAAAACAATTTGAAAATCTCCATTTGTAGAAGTTTTTGCTCCTCCGAAATCTAAAACTAATACCGCTTCATTGTTTGAACTACTCTTATAAATCAAAGCTCCAACTGCAGTAATGGATGCTGAAGACCAAGTTGTATCTGCAAAGTCAACAAAAGCAACATTACTACTTATAGATACACCATTATTAGTTAAAGTATTTCCACCTGTTGTATAACCATTACCATTTGCGACTTGATTCGTAGTTACATATGCAGTTGTAGAAGTACTAAAAGCAGCTAACGATGTATACAGAGCAATTTTAAAAGTGCTTCCACTATTTCCTGAAGTATCGAAACTGAAAGTGCCTTTTAAAAGATCTGTTTTAAAAGAGTCAGGTACTATATTAGCCATAAATTATCTCCTTAATATTTTGATGGTGAATCGGATCTTAAAGGAGTACGAATAACCCCATCTTGCCATTCGTCTCGACGTCTTCTACCTTGTTGTTCAATAGAGTACGATTGTAAAGCTCTTTGATAAGACCCTTCGTAGTATTGTAGCATATCTACAGGTCCTTTCAAGTATCCATATGCTTCTACCAAAGCGGCATATAAAAGTAAATCTTGGTATTTGTTAGATATATAAGTTCCAGTAGTGCTAACACTAGAATCAGTTAAACTTGTTGGTTGCTTAACATAAGCTAAAGTTATTTCATAAGTGCTATCCGGCGTAGGAGCTACAACCCAAAAGTTAGCATCCCAATTAGCATAATACCTTGGAAGACCTGACTGAGTTGCAGGTGTATTATAAAACTCAGACATAAAAGATGTATCTCTTTTTTCTAAAAATACTTGTTTGTTATTTGAATCTTTCAATTGAATATATCTTATTACTCTTAGATCAGATGGAATAGTTACGTATCTATTACCTGTAACTAAATTAGACGTTGCATAAAATCTATTATCATCCGAATCAGAATCTCTGTATATTCTATTTTCTGCATTTTTAATTATAGTATTTAAGACACCTGAAGAAAATACAGTGCTATCAACCTCAGTATAATCTTTAATATCATCTTGTAAGTTTGTTAAAGTATAAGCCATATTATGGTGTTAACGTAACAGGTCCTGCTGTTACTGTCATTCCTCCTGCGTTTTCTGTTACTGTTGGTGTTCCACCTAAAGTAAAAGTATATTTATCTGCATCTACTTTTGTTATAGCATACCCGGATGCACTTTCAAAGACTGTATATGCAACACCTCCAGGGCTTCCAACTACATTTCTAAATACAACAGTATCAGATGTGCTTCTGCCATGATTCGTTTCAGTAACAGTTACTGTTGATGATCCTGAGGTTAAATTAAATGGATTCGCTGGTAATAAATTTTGTGTTACAGGCTCTGTTCTATCAGGTCTTGCATTTTGCAATCCTTGACCATCTGAAGGTGCTGGTTTCGGTTGAAGTTGAGGATGTTTTTCTTCATACTCAGAAACATGAACAAAGGACCCATTCCATTCTCTCACCATTTCATTGTAAGGAAATTCTTGACCTGACCTATCAGAAATTGCTTTAGAAAATTTACCTTTAGCTAAGTTCGCCATTACATTCCTTCATAATAGGTTCTAGGAGTTATAAAAGAACTTGTTGAAGAGCCATCTTCTTGTAGAGCTCTTTGTAATTCATCTTCGTATAGCATTTTTAAAACTTGAACTCTTTCAGGAGCATATTTTACTGCTAAATAATATGAAAGACCTGCAATCATACAAGGAACGAATCTATAAGGCACATCAGCATCATTAGTATAGTCTCCGGCATCTTGAATTCTTTTTGCATAATAATAATTTATTTTTTTACCGGCCTCATCAGATCCAGGTGTCAGGTATAAAGTAATAGTTACTTTATCTATAAATCTTTGCACAAAATATTGTGTTGGAACACCTTTATCTGATTTGTTTGAAAAAGATTGATACTCTGATCTATTTATTTTTGTAAGTGGAAAATCAATATTGTCTGAGTTTCTAAAAGATGCCTCTAATACATCTTCAACACCATACACAGCTGTTGCATCAGATGTACCATCAGATGTTGATCTAAACATAGTATAAACAGATTGACCGTTAACTAATGTAATTGAATTATTTAAAATTTCCCAATAGTGCAAACCTCTGTTTGCCCACTCTTGAAATAAAATATTTAATGATCTTCTTGCACCTTTTAACTGATATCCTGATACACCTTGAATGCCAATTCTTTCATAGGACTCTTCAACAATGTCAGCGATAGAAAAACCTTTTTCGAACGTAGCTGTTCCAGAGGTAGTGTTAGCCATTTAACCTCCTATTTATCAATTAATAGTGTTGCACCTACTAAGTTAGCAATTGCAGAAACTTTCATTCCACCTGGAAATAATATTCCATCTTCAGGGATGTTAAATGAAAAAACATCACCCTCAGGGCAATCTCCTTGAAATAAAGTTGTGCTGTCTGTGTTATCTTGTAGAGTAATTGATCCAGCTCCGGATCCATCAGAAGCTAAAATCATTCCTCTTAATCTAGTTCTACCAGCAAAAACTGCACCCGTTCCTGAAACTCTAACTGCTTTTACGTCACCCTTCATAATTTTCTCCGTTAAATTAAGTATGGGCCCGAAGGCCCACACCAAATTAATTATTAACTATCAGCAAAAGGTGTTGCTTCAGTACCTGTACCGATTAACACTGCTTCTACTAAATATACGTTATCTTCAAGTGCAGTGATAGTTATTGTACTACCTTTGTCTCCACCTGTAGTTCCACCATTTAAACTGATGACATCATTAGATGCCGCTGGCGCAAATGAACTATTTGTTCCATCTGCTACGTTTACAACAGTTGCGTGACCAACAAACTTATCAGTTCCGTCAGTTTTAATATCGCAATCTGAACAATCTGTACCTACAAAAAATTTGTAGACAGCTCCTAATTGATTGTTTGCATTAGGATCGTTGTCTCCAGCTGATGCACCTTTGCTATCTGCTTTGATTGTTGGAAGTGTGATTGCACCATCTGCATCATTTACTTTGATAATTTTACCTGCGTGAGCAGCAAAAGTTAAAGTAGTTTCTGCTGTGATATTTACAATCGAATCAGGTCCTGCAGTAACAAATCCTCTTAAAGATTTTACTGGTCCTGAAAATGTAGTGGTTGCCATAATTATATCCTCCTAGTTTTCCGAACATAGTCTCTAGGCCGTCGACTATACGCGTCTATGTTCTAATAATTGTATAGTGTGTTTTTTATACAACAGTTTTAAATAGAGTGCAAGAGATCCCTTAATGTGGATTGGATTTTTCCAACGATGTAGCTTTTTTTCTAAGGTGCTACTGAAACCTCAGAAGCAGGGTTGTGTGCAGCTTTTGCTTCTGCCATTTTTATATGGTTTATTAACTCTTTAACTTTATTGTCAATCTTAACCATATCAAGAGTGTATCTTCCTTCACTCTTATGTTCCTGCTCCCACTTGTTGTCTAGAGCTTTTTTCTGTTGGTAAAGCTCTTGGATGTGGTTGTCCATCTATAACCTCCTCATAGGTTATTCTATGTTTACGAGAATCATACATATCTCCCGTGAACTCCCAAACTATATCATTTTCTCCTAATTTGTCAAGAATAGCTTTTTCTAATGAAACAGGATCATCATCAGATTTTACCTGAAATTGTGTAAAATAATCATATGCATTAATTTTAATTAGGAAACTTTTCATGATTTTTTCTTTCTATTTTTGAAATGAGGCGGGATTTTGTCCCGCCCCAAATTTTCAAGTATTACGCACCTGGTGATGCAAAGATACCTCTGAAGTCAGATACTCCAAATGAATATCTTTCTCTAGCTTTGTATCTTACGTTACCAGTATCAAAGTCACCTTCCATTGCAGTTTTGATAGGTGATCTTTCGAAATACTTCATACCGTTAGGCACATCAGTAATGATATAGAACGCATCTGTATCAGTTAAAAAGTTATTAACTCTGTAACCTTGTGGAATCATTCCCATAGATACGATTGCATTTACATCGTTATCTGCTGTTCCTACTCTTCCTTGAGACTTCATTAATCTCTCAGCTGTGAATTGTAACTCTGAAGGAATAATCATTTTGACACCTCTTGCAGCAATTTTTAGACCTCTTTCGTCAGTCATTGCAGCAATATCAATTAATGATTGCTCTAAAGAAGTTTCATTCAAGTCAGCGGCTGTTGATAAAGTATTTTTAACAGTCCCTGAGATTGTCGGGTGAGATGTATTAAATAATGATACACCATCACCTGAGTTGAAGCTTCCAGATGGTAGACCGTTAATTAACGGGCTAACAGCTTTTACTTGTTTTGTGTTCGCCATAGATCTAGCTAATGCTTTTGTATATCTACTAGCAAGTCTGTCATACAAGTTATCCTCAATTGCTTCTTCAGTTATTGAGAAGGCAAGAGCTACAGTTTCGTGACTGTATCTTGCAGTGTAAGTCTCTTGAGCATTGTCAAAAGCTACACCAGAACCTTCTGGTTTAACTTGAGCTTGAGCGAAACCTGATAACATAACTTCTTCTTCAAACGCTCTGTCTGAAGATTCAGTAGTGTATATTTCAGCATGCTGATTCTC